TAGTTGCACTGTTTGCAGCATGATTAAAAAATTGCGCTAGAGCAAATGTGTGTGTATTCAAGAGTAGTGTAATAAAAGACATAAATTACTCCTTATAAAAACATCCGACAGCGACGACTGGGCCGGTGGCGATCTCAGGGACTTGGCGCTTGGGCAAGATGGACGAGGGGGTGATGGGCATGTGCTACCTCATATTGCGGGAGGGGTTGATTTGTAGGGGTGGTCGGAGGGGAGCTTTGCCGGCAGTCCCCATTTATGCGCAGCCCACCCAAACAACTTATCAATCTCTGTGGAGGACGGCACGGCTGTCAATGCAACAAACCCATATACGTCGCCAGTCAGGTAGTATAACGTCGTCGATGATTTGATCCTCCCTATATAACCTACATCTACATCTTGATCAAACACAACAAGCCACATATGGGCATTAAGCCTGTCGTAGCTTAGTCCGACGTCTATGTTACCACCACTGACGCCGCTTTCTCCATCTACATATACAGTCCCCGAATCGCTTGCAGACCCGTCTATGCTTATATCATAATCATCAATATCGTTAGACCTGATAAATATATGATTATAGCTTGTATCGCTTGCATCCGCACATATCGGGACAACCGTAGCATTTTGGTCTTGATATACAACATCCAACTCGTCGCAGATAAATAAAACAGCTCTGGCTGTTACTTCAGTTGTGAGCGAAACTACGTCAGAGTCAAACCGGATACACTCTCCTAGGGCCCCAGTGGAGACTGATGGACTAAATGAAGACGACATGCCGACTGCGCTGTTACCGTTACCGGATATGTCGTCCCATGTCAGGACATCTCCCGACTCTGACGTATCGGAGTCCGACGCATCCAGCCAGAGGGCCGGGACGATCTCCGCAGGAGTCCATAAAATTTTTTGACGCATCATCCCATATAAGTTTCCAATTCCGTATTCTCTCATCTTCCCTCCAAGTTCATAGCGGTAAAATAATCAAGGTTTCGAGAAGACTCGAGGATTGGTAATGAGTGTTTGTATGGGTGGTCTGATGGTAATTTAGTTAAAAGATCCCAACCATAGTATTCCCACGCTGCCCAGCCTTCAAGTTTTTGTCTAACTTCCGCAGATATGACAAACGGAATAAATAAAACAGCAGCAATATCACCATCAAACGGTCTTGCTGGTGTACCAGTGTAGTTAGTATTGTGTCCAATTTGCCCATAAAAAGAAGATGTAGCAGACAGGCTAGAACATGCTGTTGTTCCAAGCAGCGTCCCGTCGGCCCATAGTGTATGGTTAACACCATTTTCTCTTATCGCACAAACAATAGACTTACCTATAGGAGCAGTAGCCGTTACTGCATCTATATCACCAGATGTGGATTTCGCATGACCAAACTCTATGCTAGTGTTGTAAAAAAGTAATGATGCGCCATATGAATTACTTGACGAATCACACTCTGCATAAACGCAGTCTTGTGCAGAAGTACTTTTTCTGTTTAGAACAAAAAATAAAGTATAACTGCCTCCGTTAGTTTTATAGTTAGTTATCAGTCTATCATCAGTGTTATCAAAACTTACACATGGAACATCGGATACTACAGCTCTAGTTGGTCTATATGCCTCGGTAGTTTCTTCAGCAAAAAAAGACCCACCAAAATCATCTTCCCACTTTTCAACTAATGAACTCCCGTTAAGAGTAAATTTACCAAGACTTCGAGAATTTAGAAATAAGTCAACATCCAACTCCATCGGAGTCCAAATTTTTATTTCCTTATCCAAAACGGGAGGAAAGTTTTTATACGGATGATAAACTGGGAGAGACATATAAACTCCTATTTTGCAAGGCCCCATTTGTGCGCGAGGTAGCCTTCAACAACGGCTATTTCAGACGGCAATAATGCTCTGGCGTAAAAAAGTAATTCATATAAATTTCCAGCAAATTCCTCAGAAACTTCTGTAGAGTTTGGTTTTCTTGCGCCAAGTACGCATTCTTGCGAGCCGATATTGATGCTTGCTGGGGCAAGAGCATTAACAAGTCGCCCACCAAAAAAAGAAATTTTTGAATTCCCTGCAATAGCGAAAGCAGAAACTACAAAAGGATTTAACACAGACGTTGTAATGTACACATCATACACAACGGTGCCGCCTGTATTAAAAGCAATAGATCTGATTGTCCCGCCGTCAGTTTTTAAGTACTGAGCTAGTCGAGCCGAAGTATAATCCTGGCATAAAACATTTCTACGCCCAGGTTCTGATCCGCCGGAACTCTCAGAGCTAGCGTTCATGACAGCAAAAATTGTCCAACTACCGGAGTGCAGCTGAACACTGGGCGAGGTCATGTAATCGTCAACTCCGTCAAATGCCATGCCTCTTTTTTGATACAAGCTACACACACGCGGTTGTTTAGTCGTTGTTGCTTGTGTGAAAGTTAGAGATAATGACCCTTTATTTTCTATAGAGGTAAATTTTTCAGAAGATATTGTCACAGTGCTATCGTCATTGGGGTCAAGCCAGAGCGCAGGCAAATCAACTGCTGGAGTCCAAAGATCTGGAATCCCAAGTTTATCGGAAGGAGTAAACCACCCAAGATTACTCATAACGCCGCCATGTAAAGATCAATCGAGCTTGCGCCAGCCGGAAGCGAAACAAGATAAAGTTCAACGGTAGTAGCCCCGCAATCATTTGCAAAAACCTGAAGCGTCGCATACTTCTTTGCAGGAGATCCACCATCGTCAATAGGCTTAAAGGATGCAATCACTGTAGCAGAAGTCCCAACAACCGCAGCTGAAGAATTCTTAAAAACAAGAAAGAATGAATAGGTGTAGTCGGTAGTTGTCTCACAAAGCGCCCCAACGATAATGCGCCCTTTGCCTGTAGCTGTGACTGAAAGACCAGAAACCAACCCAGCAGCAGAAACGCCTATTGCACTGCCATCCCACGCACCAAGCTGTCCCGCGCCGGGAGCAATACGCTCAATGTGCCTGTCTACACCACCTTCATTTACCTTATGTGTAGCTACGTTAGCACCAATACCCTCAGTAAAGCCAAGATCGTCTAAAGCCATTACGACCTCCTAAATATATCTTCGAGAAGATTCGTGTCGAAGTACAACATCCGTTTCACTACTATATGAAAAAGATGAGTCCACTCTACACGAAGCAAGTGCGAGCATAAAAGGAATTTCAGAAACAATCTGAACCTCTTGTCCTAAAGTGTTACCAATAAGTTTCGTGTCTATAAACGGAAGTATCACATTAGAGGCCGCAAATTGGGATTGTACAGAATTAACAACCGACAAAATACCTGGAATATACCCAATAGCCTCAGCGACAAGACTAACCGTTGCAATACACTGTGTAGCTACTTTTGGAATAATTGCGGCTATAGAATTTTCTCCCGCACCGCTCGCTATAGCAAATGGAATATAGGCTTCGACATTTGCTACACCATAAACAGAAATATCAGAACGGCTATCAACAAACGGAATAAATCCAACTACATTTGCAGAATCTGCCGTCTTTAGGTTTACTTCAACAAAAGGAACAGTACTTACAATACTAGCCGCTTCTAAAAGTTTACACTCAACAAAAGGGATTTCACACTCAATTTCGGATTCAAGTCCAATAACTTCTGAAATAAGTTCTGCTAAAGTAAACGGCAACTCAGCAAAAAGCCCTATTTCAACACCTTCTAGCCGAGCCTCTACAAACGGAGACTCGGCTACAATTGTCGCAATTTCTATGTCAACTGCGACGCCATTGAACTTAAAAAGCGGCATAACTTACGCAGCCTGTCTCTGCAGAAACGAAATAGAATTAAGCGCAATTGAAACACCCGCAGTGAAAGTTTGACTCGAAAGTCTAAACTCACCAGTTCCTACACCGCATACCATATCAAGACGTTTCGCAGTAGTAGATGCTCCAAGAACCCTATCGTTGGCGTAGTACCGAACCCAACCAGCAGTACCGCTCGCAATAGGAGTACATGTTACTGATGTCATAGTACTGTCAAGTCCAATTAACGCACCGTCAACTCCATTAAGAGAACTGTCTACAGCATCTGCAAGAAGAATACCCTGCGTTGTTTCCCCAGGAGTAAACGTTGCTCCAGTTTTTGTAAAGTACCCAAGAAGCGTTCCAGTCTCAGCATCGTCGGCAGTACTCGGCTGAGTACCGGTATAAACTGCAATAACTCCGTACCGTAAAATCTCTGAAAAAGACATTCCATACGAGTAACAAGAAATCGCTGTTGCGGTACCAGCAGACTCGTCAACAAGAGTAGCATCTACTGTTATCGCAGAACCATCAGACTCAACCGCAGTAACCTTTCCGGCTTTGTTTGCGTTATTGTTCGAGCCTTTGACATAAATAGTATCACCAATCTGCACACCAGCAAACTGGTAGGACGCAGAGGTAATAATGCCTGTTGAATTCGTAAAGGTAAAGTCAGTCCCAAACGCTAAAACATTCTGCCCTTTGCCAGCCAGCGCAAGTGCAAAACCGGTTGAAAGTCTCAATGCCATTTATTCTACCTCCAATGAAAAGAAATATTGACCGGGAAGAACAACCGCGGCCCCAGACGTTGCTTTATCAAATACCAGTTTCCTGGAAGTCTTATTATGAACAACCCCACGCTGATCGCCAATACACACTCCATCCTGCGAAACCCAGATAGCACATCGCCCAAAGTACTCAACCCCGGCATCAACGTCAGCACCATCAATATGCTGCATTGTACCAGAAATCACAGGACTTCCATACACAGTAGACTTCTGCATATCAGCCTTCGCTGCGCCCTGGAGAAAAACAACTCCTTCATCGCACGAAGCGTAAATCCCTGTCTTCACGGAAATAAAATCAGAAAGTCCAGGAATAGACACAGGGCCACTTGAAAGCTCAAATCTATGAGGATCACCAGGAAGACTTTCCCATAAATAATCTCCATCCACCACAAACATACGCCCGGCATGAACCAGCAGTTTCGTAAAAGATTCAGGCATACCAAAAACTCTGGTATCACCCTTCTCCTGTACAATAGGTCTATAATCCCAGGAAGACACAGAACTATCAGTAATAACCAATCTCACACTTCCATTCGACGCATAGCACTTACCATGCATCACCTCAAAGTACATAGGTATATCACCAACAGCCCCAAGAACAAGCACATTAGTATCATCAAGCATCCTGCGATAAAGATCCCCTTCCGAGATAAAGAAGCAGAAATCCCCTCTCGACCAAAGAGAATGCGAAGGCCCTTCAAATACTTCAGCAATTCCTTTCCTCCTTGCAAATGACCCACCATCATCTATTACGATGTTAACGCCTTCAGCAAATTCACAAAACCCGTTTTCAGTATACCGAAGACGATGAGGCTCTAAAGCATTGTTCAACCCTAAAGAACCTTTGAAAATTGAGGCCTGCGTCATTAGTATCTCCAGTGAGAAGTCTTAACGTGCTGGCGACGTTGCCCAAGGAACTCCATCCACTTCTGCAACCCAAACATGTGCTCACGCTGGGAATTAGATTTATTAGATTTCGCACCATCAATTCCATCTTCAATCGCATCGTATAGTTCAGTAGCAACATAATGCCCTACAACTCGAAGCTGAAGGGCATCAGGAATAAGAGGGATATCAGGATCAAGAGTACCAGATACATCATACGTTATCGCTGGAGGGTCATCCTGCAAAACACAAACAACCTGCGTTGCCTCTTCGGGAATATTCTGATACCACATAACATTCCCAACAACACAAACTGCCTCTACGTCACCAGCTTCAGTCATTGGGTAATAATCGTCATAAAGATCTTCAAGAGCCTGGTAAATCTTAACCTTCCCAGGTTCTCCGACCCTTAAAATTCTTCCAGTAAAATTTGCTGCAATACCAGAAATAGTAGCATACGCAGTATCCACAACTGTAGTAAAAGATCCCATTTTCCTCAAAGCAGGAACTTCTACCCCAGGATACCCGCAAGCAAATTTAACAGCATCATTGATCCTGCGAGTAATATCAGTCTTCTTCGCATCGGTATCAAAGAAACTATCATCTTTCACCAGAAGGTAAATTTCATCAATCATCTGAGAAAGCTTCATGCTTCACTCCTGCTTCAAGGGAAATGGGAGAAAGGTCAAATAATGACCCTTCTCCGATTTGATTATGTGGTTACTTTACGGGGCCGATACGGGAGATCTTCAGGTGAAGACGGGCCTTACCGGCGGTGATAGCGGCGCTGGAAGCCAGGGCAGCGAACACGCACGGAGTGCTGGTATCGGCATTGACGACCATAGTGCGGAGAGCAGAGGCCGTCTTGTACATGCCGATGGTTCCTTCAGTGACGTCGGTATTATCAACTACTCCGTTCAGGGCAGTGTAGGTGATGTTGTCACCAGTTTCCGCTGCATCGGTAGCGATAGTTCCAACACCACAGTCGATCGTGACAGTACCACCCGCAAAAGCCTCAGTGACTTCGAGGACAGCATCTTCGATCATATAGTGCTTTCCGCACAAACCGAGATCACCAGCCGGGGCATAGGTACTGTACGGGGAGAGGTTATCAGGAACCGGCTTGGTAGGAAACGAGAAAAGCAGAGCGCCTTTATCGTCAGCTTCCTTACCAAATTCTGCCGAGGTAATCCACACAGGATTTTCAAGCGTCTGTTTCCTCAAATCAGGACGACGGTAGTCAATCAGAGCAATAGTTGCCATTTATGCCTCCGGTTAGCAAATCGTGCTGTAGAACACCCAAAGGCGTACAACAGGATCTACAGTAGAATCGTTTGCGGTGGGAGTAACGGTGATCAGCCCACTGGCGGAATCAAACCACTTTGCGACAGAGGATGCTTTCATGCCGGTGACGAGGGGAGCAGCCTGAGCGCTGGTGAGAAAGTGATCAGCATCAGCACTTTCACCATTGCCGGAAAATCCAACAGTGATGGTACCGGCTATTTCCTCCACGGCTACATCATCATAAGCAGTAATGATTTCCAGCCACAACCCAACAACAAAAGCCTTTTTCGGCAGCTTCAATGCAGCGTACGAATCCGCAGCGGAAAGGGTAATCTTCCCACTACGCATCATACGAACATTGTCAGCAGACCGACATCCAAGAGCGTTAATCATTTAAGCCTCCCAATTTTGGCTTATGCAGAAACAGGTGCCGACCACACTGAGCCGGTCACGATACCAAAGTCATGGCCTTCGAATTTGACCTTACGAGCGCCCCAGATACCGCCACCGCGGATCATGACGTAGCGGTCTGCGTCACGGGTATACGGAGTGAAGGACATCGTGGTGGACTTGCTGTCACCAGCGCCGCCCCAGGCCCAAACCGCAGCCTGCGCACCACACAGGGCAACGCGATAAACACCGGACTTGTCGTTGTTGCCAGCATCGACGATCAGCGGAGCGCGTTCGGTCTTGCTGATAATCATGCCATTGTAAACGATTTCAGTTTCAGGAAGCTGCAACTTATTCGCAGCGCGAAGAAGATCGCCCCACTCACCGACGTTGGTGTTCTGGCGAAGCTCTTCGAAGGTATAGTTGTGCATGAAGACGCGATAGTGGGCCTTGCCTCCGATCATAATGGGGCGAATCTTATACTGTCCATCCGCCGTAGGAATTTCCGCCTTCTGCTTCAGCTTGTCGAGGAAACCCAGGGAAATAGTGTTGGAGGAAGTCAGCGCAGCTTCGGTCGCAACGCCGTCAATGATGATCTTCCGATCAGTTGAAGGAGCGTCGATAGCCTGCGCGAAATCAGCGCCAGCAATCTTGTAGTTGCTGTTACCAAAAATCAGGTTGATGAGGTAGTCAGAAAGCTTCGAAGCCCACCATTCCTGCAGGGCATCCTTGCCTTCCTGCATCAAGTTGTAGGGAACCCGCTGCTCTTCCATCTTACCGCCAGTATCCACGGCGTGGTTCAGTTCCTCGACGCGGCACTTGAAGTTCCTGAAGCGCAGCTTTTCTTCGTTGCCTTCGACAGTGTTATCACCAACGATACCTTCACCAGTCAGGGGCAGGCGAATAC